CATTGTTTTTTCATAATGTTAAGTTCAAGAACAAAGTTACTCCATTGTTTTTGCGTGATACCTTCAACATTAAGAGTTATTTTTTTCATTTTTTCTTCAATCGTTTCATCTCCATATACATATCTTGCAGATCCATCACCTTACAATCTTCTATAAAATTTTTCAACTCAACCCGCATGGTGTTTCGTTCTTGGTGCATTTTGATTTTATTTTTAAGTTGCACCTCATTTATTCTCCATTTAGTTTGATCTGTCATTTATATATAAGTTGTGCTTGATGATGTTGCCATATTAGGTGTATTTGCACTTATCCCCACATAATTAACTTCTGGAGCAGAGGGCTGTCTCTCATGAAGAGATACAACCTTTCGTAACAAATCTACTTCTACCTTTAATTTAGAAGTCTCTAAATCTCTAAGTTTTTCTTCTAGTTTAGAGATTTTTTCTTCTTGAGATGCAGTCGTATCTTTTTCTGTATGCCAATAACTTTCATATCTTTGTCTTTCTTTTGTTTCCTCAGCTAATTGTTTTTTTAGCTTTAGATATTCTTGTTTATATTTCATATTTCTCCTTTTATATTGTTAATTTAAACAATGGGGCCTTTGCAGGCCCCATCATGTTAGGCTCCAATAGTTCGAATAACTTTTATTTTATTATTCTTACTCAAGCCTTTATTATAAGCCTCGACTAGCTGTAAGTCCCAAGATTCTTGATTATTACAAGTTTTAAACATATCAACATTTTTTGACATTTGTTTAACACCAGTCATAACATTCCAAGATCCTGCTGAGTTAGGCGCAATCATATTTTGCGTTTTAACCCAAGCCATACAGAACTTACCATTAGATACTAGTAACGGAACTTTAGCTTTTATTTTTTTAAGTTGACTACCGTATTTCTCGGCAGCGTGTAAGTTTTTAATTTTAAACTTACCTTCTTTAAAAGCTTTGTTAGAGTTACCACCACCATGATACACAAAATTACCTGACAATAAATTTATACTGACAGAAAAATTTAAACTGTAATCATCAAAAAATTTTTTAACCTTTCGATATTCTTGATGATTTTTATGGTTCTTATGACTAAAACATTTCAAATAATCTCTGTTCTTCCAAGACTTTTGATTATTATTCATAAGAATTGTATCCTGTATACTAGCACCATCTGATATTATGTATAAAACAGGAATATCTAATAGGATACACGCTTTTACTCTGTGCTGTCCCTCACATATCTCCCATTTTTCGTTAATAACGATAGGTTGCAACTGGCCATTCTTTTTGATAGACTCAGCTAGACGCTTTACATCACCGTCATCTGTGTCCCGATTATCTTCCAAAAATTTTAGTTTATCCCAATCTTTGGTTAATCGGACACTAGATAAAGTTTGCTGATCTTTATAGTTATTAAACTTTACATCATGACCCAAAAATTTAGCCTTTGTTGACCCTATCATAAAGGGTGCTAAGGATGTTTCAATCATGGGTTTATAAGGTTTAAAACCAATATTCAGCTTTCGCTTTTTCTTAGACATATATTCTCCTTTCTACACAGCTTAGTTTAGAAAGGCTTATGAAGTCGCCATGTGATACTTTCATAATTTCTTTTTTTATATCTGTATTCATGTAATTACATGTAATGCTTTTACATGTAATTGTCAATAGGATAATATATTATTTTAACTATTGTTTACGACCCTGACGATTGTATTTTTTATGTGATCTTTTAGCGTGTTTATTGAGTTTTTTTGCGTGTCTTCTGGGTCTTTTACGAGGCTTTGGTCTTGGTGTAAAGTTTATAAACTTACGCTTTGCCATTATTTCTTAAATATTCTTTCTCGTCAGGAGTTAATTTTATATACCTTATACAACCGTTTATGTGTTGTTTAGTATCTGCACCGCAATTTGTGCATCTATAAAACTCTGAAACTATGGCAACTAATATGGAGTCTTCTTGACAAGAATGACAATAACCAGTCACAGTATCTATGTTATGAAAATTAAAAGTTAATTTTTTCATACTAGATCCGTTGCTTTGCCTAACACAGGCTTGTATTTTGTCTTACCCTCAGATTTATATGCGTGTAAAAAAGATGCACGCCTACCTTCAGGTATCCAAGAACAATGAATCCATCCAGAGTTGGGTTCACCTGGAGTATAAAACTCGAGGATGAGCTGGTCTGGCTCGAGGTTTGCTTTTATCCAATCAAAAAGTTCAGCATTGTCTGTGCCCATACATTCGAAGTCTGCGGCCTCGGCTTTGGCATGCTGTGAATTTACAGAACTACCAATAGCAGTACATAATTCTACGCTACGAAAGCCGCTTGTCACTTTAACCCTGCCAAAATGATCACGGACTGGTTGTAAAATATTTTCGCACAAAGCTTTTAATTTTTCTATTTGATCTGCATTAGGGTTGTTATCAATATCCATACGGATAGCCGTGTCTGATTTGATAAGCTCTTGCAAGCTAAAATTTCGTGAAAGATTCATTAATTTGCTAATGGATTTGTGCTTTTAACTTTTAACTCTTCTATTTGTGTTTGTAATAATTCTATTTCTTTTTCATTCACTAAAGTTTTTGTATGTGAGTGTTCAACTGGGTGTTCGTGTTCTTGTAGTTTATGTGAATGAGATGTATCAATATTTTCTAATGCACTAACTTTTTCCTCTAACACAGCTATCTCTGCTGACCAGTCTTTACCACCAGATGATCCTTCTAGCGCATCTAATTTAGTTACAATCTCTCCGTACTTAACAAAGCCACCACCGATCGCAACTATGGCTGCAATCAAAGCTGCTATTCCTGCGAGTTGATCTTTAAGTTTGCCCATTTTTTAATATCTCCAATTCATTCAAAAGCCGTTGCTTCTTAAGATTTATCTCCTCAAGTTTTCTCGCTTTGATTTCAATCTTATCATTTTGAGTATAACTTGCAAGACTCTTATCAGCATAAATAAGTCTATTATCTATTATGTTTAATTGATCTATGTATATATCTTTTGGTTTATAAAACTGTGTATTTGCATACGCATTTAATGATGCTTGATCACTTGCCATTATCTCTAATTTAATAATATTTTTTATTTGTAAATTTTTTGAAATACTTTTAATATCCTTGTCGACTTTCGCCATTATCTTTTCAACATTTATAAGCTTTGACTGTGACTTAACATTTGTTGTTTTTGTTTTCGACTGTACCTTTTCTTGTTTGGCAACCTCTTTTGTCTGAACAGAAGACTTCTTAGTAGTCTTGCTATCGGGTTTTTCTTCTTTAATTTTTTCTTCATTTGACTCTTCTACCATTTGTTCAGGTTCTTCTTCAATAATTTCTTCCTCTTCTTTTACCTCTTCTTTTGGTGCAGCTACCATGCTTTTTGGCTCTTCTTCAATAACTTCTTCCATCATAGGTTTTTCCTCAGTCATTTCCTCTTCTTTCATAGGCATTTCTTTTTCTTGCGGTGGTGGCATTGGTAAAAAATTTGTAATTAACTCTTCTGTTTCTTCATATATCTCTTCTTCCGCAGGGCTAGACATGGTAAAAAAAGACGGTTTCATGTCTTTTTCCATTGGCATTTCATCCATCTCCATAGTCATCTCTTGTTCCATTGGCATTTCATCTATTACCATTAACATTGGTTCAAAAGACATATCCTCAAAACCCTCTGTCATCATTTCTTCCATGGGTGGTTCATCAAAAAATGTTATCATTTCTTCAAACAATTCTTCTATTTCACCAAAAGAAAAATCTTCAAAAACTTCTTCTTGTAATTCTTCAAATATATCTCCTATCTCTTGCACTATATTGTCAGCTATAGTTGTGTCATCGTAAGTCATTGTGAGTTTAGCACCAAGTAAATTAGGGCCACCTCTTTGTGCCGTACCTGTGTTGTTATCTGTGCCACTCCAAGACCAATCAAACTTATTAGATCCATGACCATTGTAAATCACCTGATCATTATACTGACCACAACCTGCGGTCTGGCCACCTGATGAACTTGTTGGATAACCATTACAGTTTCCTTGAAACCCTGCTATGTTTGTTCTTGTTTGTGTTGTTGTGGATAAAATATTACCAGATGAGTCTTTTAAATTTATCGTAACCGTGTGCGAGTCCGTTGCTCCACTCTTACCCTCACAGTTACCCGCTTGATTATCACAGTTTGCAACATCGATGTAGCTATCAAGAGTTACACCATTGTCTAACATCTGTTGAGTTATATTGTTATTTGTTAAATTAACATCAGTTACGGAAAGAGTTGATGTGCCAGTAACTTCAAAGTCACCACCAACACTATACTTGTATCCACAGTTAGCTTGTGATGCAGGACATGTTACATCAAATCCATTTAATGTAGAGCCAGTGGATACAGTTCCAGATCCACCAGGATTTATTTGATCTGTAGAACTAGATCCCCAGTCTACACCATCGTTTGCATTTGGAAGTAAGTTACCTGTTGTAATTACATCAGCTTTTGCAACTGCATACAACATTAAAAGAAATATAATAAAAAGACCTACAAACCATTTCATTCTAATATAAGTTTTTTAATTGATTTTGAGTTATCAATATTTAATTCTAACTCTGCCATAGATTTTATACATTGATATTTTATATTACCACCAACTTTTAAACCACGTTTTGCTAGACGAGCCCCTTTGAGACACTCAGACATTGAAGTCTGGATACGTGCCTCTTTAATCTCTCCTCCTATTATCATAAGTAAAGCTACCACCATCTCTGTCATTGATGACTCCCGTTTGCTCTAACCTTATCTTTTAGCTCCTCTACATCAGATAATAATTTTTCTAATTGTTTTTGAGTAAATTCTATGTTGACTTTGTTTGTCATGTTTTGTTCTTGATTTTTTTGTAACTTCTCTACATCAGAAAAAAGTGCCTCCAACAACATGTACTGCTCTTGATCGGTCGGTAACTGCTCTGACTTTTTTAAAAGATCAGCCTGAAACAACTCTCTTGATGTTTCTAACGAGGTAAGTCTAGCTGTTAAATCTGACCATGCGAGCACGCCAATAATAACGCCCCCGATGATCGCCAACATGTTCTTGATTGGCATTGACAGGCTTGTGTTCTCATTAATTTTCATTATCTAACTTTTTTTAAATTTTTAAGTTCTTCTTCTTTCAACCTAGCTTCTTCTTTCGCTATCGCCTCAGCGATCTTTTTTTCTTTTGCTTTTCTATCATCCATACGTTTTACGTATGTTTTATAATCTGGTCTTTCGTGATCATACTTAGACCACAAAGCTTGTGCCTCTTTACCTATTTTACCATCTATTGGACATGGTGTCCCTGCTTGTATCATAGACTCAAATACTCTTTCATCCTGACATAATATAGCAACAGCAGCAACTTTCATACCAAAATCGTTAAGTATTCTTGCTAGTTTTAATCTTTCACAATTCTTGTCTATTGTGTGTTTACCACCACTTAAACCCACACCAAATGTCTGCACTCCTGCTGATACCCCAACAGCACAAACGTCTTGCGTCATGGAGTTATAAGACGGTGCTGAAGCTGATGGTGGCGCTGACCTAATATTAGAATTTGTTGTATTAGTTGTTGTGCTATTAGAGCTTGATCCAGATTGATATGTTGTAGTTGCCGTGGATGTGTACCCGCCCTCAATTGCTGTGTTAGATCCAGATGTGTTCGTCTGTGTTGATCCTGCATGTGCAGGGCCTCCACAAAAAGCTAAAAGAGTTAATAAAATTATTAGAACTCCCGTAAAATAATAATTATTTTCTACGGTTCTAATTCTCATCTTTTTTCTCAATCTTCGAATCTTTACATTTACAGCCTTCACAAGTACACACTCCGTATTCGTCTGCATGTAGATCGTTATCTTCACCACAATGACAAGGATGATGACACTCACTACAGAATTGTTCTAATGTCATTTTTTAAACTACCAATAATACTACTATTACAACTATTAAAATTTTAAAAACATGGTATCCCCATAAGTTTTTAACTTCATCAACAATTTTATTTCCATGTTGTTTTATTTCATTAATCATGTTTTTTCTCCTCAATCTCGTAAAAGAAGTCATCAGTATCTGATGTCTTCCATTCACCAGTATCTTCTACATTCCATTCAGATGTCTGCACTTTCCAATTAGGAATTTCGTCTTTAACCGTAAATGAGGGTATATCCCAAATTATTCTATTATTTGGTTGCGCAGCAAAGTTGCCATCGTCTAATTCTAATATGTGCGCACACTTATGTTCGTGTGGTATTTCTGAATGTTCAGCGTCTATTATATTACAATCTGGGTGTGCCCAGTCAATAGTAAATAAATATTTTCCTCGGTGCCACTTCCTATCTTTTCCCATGTATTTACCATGGGTGCCTTGGATTATATCCCAATTAGTAACAGCAGGATAATAACTAAAACAATTCCAAAGCTCCAACTCGTCAAGTCTACGTTTAGGAACTTCTTCTGGTTTAAAGCCTCGCTGTATGAAGGCAGATATCGGGAGACGATAAAAGATAGCCCCGCTTTCCATAATTGCATGGCATAAGATAGCAGTCCCAGCAATAGATGTAATGCCGAAGACAATACAGTCTTCAACTTCTCCGTGATGTTTTTTAAGATCATATAAATACTCCCTTCGTATTTGTGCATAAATCGGCGGTATATTTGCATTTAAGTAAGCCATAGTCAATCCTCATTTTATCTCTCCCCAGTTCTTACCAAATTCATAATCCACTTTACTTGGTATTTCTAACTCAACTGCGGATTCCATAATCTCTTTTATACGTTTTGCTTTTATATCACTTTCCACAGATATATCTAGTTCATCATGTACTTGTATATGTGCAACAATGCCCTCCTTATATAACTCTAACATAGATTTTTTTGTCATATCTGCGGCTGATCCTTGTATTAATTTATTCAAAGCTTTGTAAGTATAAGCACGCCTGATACCTGCTCCATGTTCCTGACGAGCTTGTTCAAAAGGTAACGCTTTGTGAACACCAAATCTACTAGGCTCCCACAAATGAAACCTACATAATCTACCGAGTAAGGTTCTTATCTGTCCTCTTTGTTGTGCTCTGTTAGATACAGAGTTCATTAAAGTTTTAACAAACGGAACTCTTTCATGATAAACAGTAAACAGCTCTTCAGCTTTTTCCTTTGATACACCTAACTCTGCTTGTAGCTTTGCTTTACCCATGCCATAAAATAATCCAAGATTAATTGTTTTTGCTTGAGTTCTAGGTATGTCAGCCATCTTCGCAACGATTGTGTGAAAGTCTGCATCGTCTTGTAGGTAAGAGTCCTTAACACCGAAGACGCTTGTATCTTGATCTAGGGATGCATAGTGAACTACTAATCTAGGCTCTTGCTGATTGTAGTCAAAGCATCCCCACTCACAACCAGATTCAGGAATAAAGAGGGATCTGATCAATGGCCCTAAGTCTTTGTTGCGAGCAGGAATTTGTTGTAGGTTTGGATTAGAGTAACTAAATCTACCAGTTACTGTGCCTCCTGTATCAGATCTAATCTGATTTATATCTGCATGTATTCTACCTTTGTGTTCGTGTTTTATAATTGTATCTATGAATGTCGTATGTGCCTTGTTTATTTCTCTGGCTTTTGATATGCATTTTACTAAAGGATGTTTATGTGTAGACAAGAAATTTTTTGTAAAGGATGGCGCTTGTGTTTTTAAAGTTCTTTCATAAGGTAAGTTTAGTTTATCGAACACTTTGGCTATCGATCTTGCTGCCCATATTTGAGTATCTACTCCTGTCTCTGTTTTTACTTTTTGCAGGAGTTCTTTTTCTTCTGATGCTAATTGTTGCTTCATTGTGTGAGCTTTTTGAACATCTACTCTCACCCCTAAAAAACGCATGTCGACCAAACAAGGAAAAAGATCTGTTTCTAAATCAAAAATAGAATTTAAATCTTGATCCATTATTTCTTTTTGCATTATCTTCCACAGTCCATACGTTAACTCTGCATCACGTTCAGCGTAATTACCCACATACATCGCAGGTAGTTTCCACATGTCAGCTTTTGGATCTATGCCCCATTCTTTTGCAGCGTTGTTTAGTTCTGTTTCATTTTTACCTTGACTTAAATAGTCCCAACCAAGTGATCCAAGATCATATCTAAACCTATTTTCGTTTACGAGTGATGCTGCAATCATGGTATCAATTATAGTTCCGTTAATTGGTATGCCCATAGCCCTAATCCAACACACATCGTACATGGCGTTGTGAAATATTTTTGTAGAGGTAGTTTTACAAATGTCCGTAAACCATTGAATTACTTTACTTTTTTCTAGATTACCACCACCCTCATGATCGAATGGAAAGTATCCAGAATAACCCTCTGTTGCAACTGCAATGCCTACGACCTTGCCTTTACCGATTACAGAACCGGACCCCATAGTTTTTAAGTCTGGGTCGTGTGTTTCTAAATCGATTGCAATCTCCTCACAAAATCTTAAGTCTGGAAACTCTGTGGGTTTAAGCCACTCGGTCTGTGCTTTAAATATCATTTATAATCTCTTTCAATTATCATTTCTAAATAATGTATGGCTTTCAGTATGTCATCCTTCTTCCCTTTGTGCGGGTGTCTGCATATGTATTTTATAGCATTGCCCTCCGCAAAAAGCAACTTGTTGTCATTTATAAACTTCGAGGGCTGTATTTTAAAACTAATGTAGTGTCCACCCGCTATTTGTTTTTCATATGCACTCATAATTTAAACTCCTTAGATTTGTTTTGTGATTTTATTAAATATAAATTTTTTGCAGACCGTGTGATACCCACATACCAAACTCTATACTCCTCGTCTCTTTTAGCTATGGATCTTTTAGCACCTTTAATCGTGTTAGCTGTCTCGTTT